GGGCGTTAGGGGCAAGAGACTTCTTCAGGTTGGGCGGAAATCGCCTATGGGTGGCGCGTACATCGCACCACACAGACCAAACTGAAGCCACGAGTACCACTGCCGTAAAGGCCACTATCACAGTTCTTTCCAGCGAAGCTACCCCGCAAACCTTGTTTACCGTTACTGCAAAGTATTACGGCACGCTCGGCAACGACTTCAAGGTTGTGATCAGTGACGTTGACGCAGTTGACAAGACATTCATGTTGTCTCTGTGGAGATGGATTGACCCGTCATGGAAGCGTATCGATCGCTTCACTTATGTTGGAGTAGACTCCGCCGATGAAGTCAACTTCATGGAAGACAAGATCAATGATGTGTCCGCATATATCGTTATCACAAACACGGTTGAGGATGTTGTCCCTGCCGCTGGCACGTATACGATGATTGGCGGAACAGACGGCATTGCCGCCATGGATGATAATGACCACCTCGGGGATTCCGCTGGCAAGACTGGGCTTTACCAGTTCGATAGCGTACCTGAGATTCTAGGTATCTGCCATCCCGGCATTACCTCTACTCCAGTGATTATCGGTGGACAGGCATATGTGAGGGACACAGTTGCCCGCAGACAGCATGATGTTTACGTGTTTGACTTCCCTCTCGCCACTACTCCAGCAGGAGCGCTTGCATTAGCCCAGGATTCTTATATGTCTACTGGGTATGAGGCAGCATACTATCCATGGGTTGATGAGGGGACCACCGAGAAACCAGTGTCTCCTTATATGTTGGGCGTATGGGCGAAGAACGATTACGATAACGGCGTATGGCACGCGCCAGCCGGTACCGCGTTCGAGCTTCCCATTAGCGGGCTGGAGTACGATCTGAACTTCGGTGACCTGCAAACACTGAACCCAGAGGGGATTAACTCGATCTTCCACCTCAAGAGCGAGGGGTTTGTTCCTTGGGGCGATCGCACCCTGGACGTGCAGACGCACTTCCGTTACCTGAACATTAGGCGTTTCTTGAACGTTATCAAGAAGACCCTACAGGACGGAACTAATCAGTTCATCTTCGAGCCTAATGCACCTAACACGTGGGCCAGGATCGAGGACACCGCCCGACTGTTGATGATGTACTACTATTCTCTTGGCGCTTTCAGCGGGAAGACAATAGCAGAAAGCTTCTACGTGAAGTGCGACATCAGCACAAATCCGCCAGAACTTACTAACCAGGGTATTTGCACCTGCGTTATCGGAGTGAACTTTGTTAAGCCTATCGAGTTCCTAGAATTCGAGGTACAGATCTACAACGATGGAGTCCTGCCAATCGCCACTACGGCTGGGGCATAGGTGATAATTGATGGCTGAGGAAAAGAGAGCACGACGCGGTTTATTCACCGTCTCCGTTATAGGGGGCGGTGGAGAACACAAGCTACAAAGTGTGAGTAACTTTGGGCTTGGTGTTGACGCCATAAGCTCGGTATCGGAGTCCACTCGACTTGATCAGTTTTCTCTCCCTGCGCAGTACAACATGGAGAACATAACTCTCAAGGAGACTCCTTTTGCTGGATGCGACAATCAGCCTGCTACGAACTTCCTGTTCAAGGTGCTTGTTAATGGTACCGAGATTGGGCATATGCGTAGCGTGTCTGGTATTGGCGCGAGCTGGGATGTTATGGAGAATCGGGAATCTACTAGCCTCAATGTTCAGAAGTTGTTTAACAAAAGAACAACTCCCGACATCACGCTAAACCAGGTAATCGATCTCAACGAAGGTAATCCCTTCTACAACCAGATGAAAAAGATGGGTGAGTATGTCGGTCCCGGCAATGGTTATTCTGTTGTCGGTGGGGCTGACTGCGCGTATCGCGGTGACTGGTCATTCATCCTAATGAACCGATCAGGTGGTGAGGTTGCGCGATGGACTATGTATGGCGCGTACCCAAGTCACTACCAACCAATAGGCGATCTTGATGCCTCCTCTAGCGAGGTCGGTATGAGGACTTTGACTCTTACATCTTCTCCTATCTATGGTGTTCAGAATATAGAAGAGAAGGTTACGTCATGGCCTAATGGTGGACAGATTGTAAGCGGTGAGTTCCTCTCATGGATCTCTGGGGTATTTGCTGTACCAACACGCAAACACCTAATGCTCAACCTGTACCACCCTGATGCAATACCCGGCATGGGGCAACCAGCTAAGCGATGGAAGTTGTTTAACTGCTGGCCGTCTTCGGTTTCATACCAAGACCTTGATGCCGGATCTCCGGGGCTGTGTACGCGCGAAATAGTGTTGGCAACCGACGGGTTTCTACCCATAGGATAAGTAAACTACGGGGCTTGTTGAACGCAGGCCCCGTATAGCATAAGGGAGTCCGATTATGTACAAGCTACCAGTAGGTATTGTTAGAGATGGAAAGATCCTCGACGAGGTTGAGCTTAATCAGCCAACGGGGAGATCGTTAAAGAATATCCGTAACGCAATGAATATCAAGACACGTGGATTTAACCCCAAGGTGTATAAGGTAGTGCTGCGTGACGGGGTAAAGTCAATTAAAGGAATACCGGGATCTCCATCAGAAGATGACTTGATGAGCATGACGTGGTCTGACGCCGAATACATCTTCATGGAACTAGCTAGACTAGACCTTGATGGCGAGAGCCCCAAGCTCGCGGTGGAGTGTCCTCAATGTGGGAATAGCGTTACCGTTGAGTTCCCGATGGACGAAGTTACAGTTGACCGTCTATCGGACAAAGATAGTACATCCAAGTTCGTAGGAGAGCACTTGATACCGTTCAAGCTCTCCAAGCCTATCTCTCTTGATTTAGAGGGGAAGGAAAAGATCAAGGATGGGAAGATGCGTCTACTGACTGTTGGAGAGATGTTGAAGCTGTACTCCAATGGCGGCGATAAGCTGGGGACAGCCATGCTGGATTCAGTCTGCCTTGCAATTGAAAGCCTTGGCCCACACGGGCACGAAGACTTCTCTAATGCTGAAATAGAATTACTTCCAGCAAAAGACATGAAGATGCTAGAACGTCTCTACAACGACAATCTCCCTGGAGTAACACCACCCGTAAGCGTGCCTTGCCCTTCTTGCGGAGAGGACATTCCTATGGGGACAATCGATTGGGTGACAGATTTTTTAGTATCCAATCTGGTGTAAGGGTCAACCGCGATCATACGGTTACTATCGCTAAAGACCCAACATACAACCTCCCCGTATTAGACGTAGAGGATCACTACTTTGCCATCAAGTACCACTGGACCGTCCCCCAAAGCGAAGCACTAACAGCGGCAGCACGCCGTATGCACCTAGTTATGATAGCGAGAGACGCTGAGCTAGAAGCAGAGGCCTACGAACAATAGGAGAGTTAATGGCTGGACAGATTGGCACACAGATACTACTAGGCATTGAGGAGCGCGTCATAGGCGCATCTCAGGCCATCAGCCAGATCAATCAAACAGCCTCCGCTGTTAGGAATGTCAATACACAGCTACGGAATCAGGGTTCTGCCGGTATTGCCGCCGGACGGGGTATGCAACAGGCAGGAGTTCTCGGTAGCGCCGCCACGCAGAAGATGGCACAGAGTACATTCCGCTTCACCTTCTATGCCCTGATGGCGATACGCGTCGGGCAAACACTCATGTCTAAGGTGTTTATAGAAGGATCTATGAAGGCGGCTAACTCCTTCCAGCACTCATTCACACTTATTGACGCTGTACTACAAACAACCACAGCAAACATAGAGAAGCTTAAAGCATTGTCTATCGACGTTGCCATGAGAACTCCGTTCGATCCGTCTGACGTGGCTGAAGGCATACGTGTCTTCGCTAAGGCCGGTTGGAGTGCGTCCGAGACTGCTGGTGCCATCTTCTCCTCGACTGAGTTGGCTTCTATTGGCGAGATGAATCTTGCCGATGCTGTCGCATTCACAGCCACCTCGTTAAAGGCTTACGGGCACGAGGCTTCGTGGGCAGCAAACGCGACTAACCTGATCGCGTTCTTCGCAAACAAGTCTAAGTTCTCCATGGAAGACCTTATGACCGTCATGGGAAAAGTTGGGGCAACAGCTCACGCCTATGGTCAGAATATGGCCCAGACGTTGCAGCTCGCCACCGCCTTTGCCCAGGTTGGCACTAGCTCGTCTGAGACGGGAACCATGATGCGCCAGCTGTATACCAGGGCATCCAGGAAGACCGTAGCTCCGTTGCTAGAGGGTAGCTTGAGGGCTCAGGGGCTTGAACCGCTGTATAGCGGAGACACCGGCAAGATGACTAATGTTGGACAAGCCTACGTTGCTCTAGCAAAGACTATTCAGGATTATGAAGATACGCTCGAAGGTGCAGACTTAGCGGCATTCGGGCTGATGCGCGACCAAGAGCTCTATACGATGTTCGGTATTCGCTCTGTGAGATCCTTCCTTTCCCTCTCGTCTCTTAGCATGGAGAAGTTCCAAGAGCTCATGCCCGATGCTCTGGCTAGAACGTTAGAGAAAGCAGCAGAGTATGAAGAGAAGTACATGGTGAAGTTGCGTTCTGATTGGGCGTGGGCTAAAGCTCAGGCTGGTACTACAATGAGGACGTTACAGGCCACCGTGGGTAACGCAACGCTGTCGATGACTCGTCCGTTTATTCAGGGTGGAACTGAAGTCATGGCGATGACCAATAGCTTGATCACAATGAACGATACCACCCAGCACATGATTCCTATGCTGTTCACCCTAGGTGGGGTGCTCGTTGCCGTATCGGGAATGGCCGCAATCGCCGCAGGAACATTCATGCTGGTCAAGACGCGACTGGCTGATATGGGGTCTGCTTTAGTGGCGGACACGATAGCCATGGCGCGTATGGAGAAGATATATGGCACAATGCGCGTGTCTCGGTGGGCCTCTAGGGGCGCAACAGCCACCATCGGTATGCGCAACCTGACCTCTTATGCGGCCTCCCCTATGCGTCTACTCGGCGCACTCACAACCGTTGGTACAATCATATACTATGCTTGGTCTAAGAACCTCGCCGGATTAAAGGACATGACCACCAAGTTCTTTGGCAGTTGGAATTCACAGCTAAATAACACGGGTACATTAGGCGAACGCATAGCCAATAAGTTCAAGAATATCTTCCGACCGTATACCCAAACAGCCGGAGGCCACACTGGCACCATGTTCGGGTCTATGTTGGGAGGTGTTTCAGGGACACTGCAACAAGGCGGTGCCCTGGACGGGATGTTGAAGGGTCTGGCTTTCGGGTTCAAGGCACTTGGCACAGTCTTGAAGTGGGTCGGTAAGGGTCTTGGCTACCTGTGGCGCACGGCATTCTATATGCTTAACGGAATAGCCAAACTATTAGGCCGCGGCGACATAGCTAAAGGTTTCGAGAGACTTGGAACAGCTCTTGGCTGGCTTGTGTCAGCAGCTATCTTCGAGAAGCTGATCTTCGGTATAGGGGCTCTCGGCAAGAGTTTGATATGGTTGACAGGACAAGTTCTAGCACACACCGCCTTTAGGGGCATAGCAAGAGGCGCACCTATGGGTATGATGGGGTCCGCCCTGTTGGGGGCTGTCCCTGGACGGAGAACGCTGTTGGCCGCGCGGGGGCTAAAAGACCGGGCCTTAATGTGGGGTGCCCGAGCGGATGCGGGATATGAAAATGTAGCCAGGAGCGCCCTGGCTGGTGCCGGTGGTCCCTTAGTAAGCTCTACGGCGGCTGGGGGCAGTGCGCTCCAGTCTACACGAGAACAGCTTATCGCTATGCAAACAGCTAGCGTTATGAGGGGAGAGATACAGGCCGAGAACCTAAGAAAACTAAGCCTGATAAGGATGAGGGGCATGGAACAAGGCCTCACTAAAACACTCATCGAAAGAAATGTTGCTACGGAAATCGCGCGGAGCGGGCGACCGGGGATGTTCGGGGCTTTCCGTATGAGGGGAAGCGCGATGTTCGGCAGAACGACGATTGGGCGTGGTGCTATGGACATAGCCAGCCAACCATATGGAAGGAACGTATTCGGCAACATGATTCCTTATTCCGCCGCTAGAGGCGGAGGGATGATGGCAGGGATGGCTTCGTTCCTGACACCGGCGATAGTGAGTGTTATTGCTGTTACCGTTATAGCCCTACTCGGCCTAGGCCTATACTCAATGATCTCGCGCATTAACTCCAACAACGCACACAAGGTTAATGACTATGCTCTTGGCGGATCTACCAGCATGGCACCATCCTCTATCACGGTCAACGTGTCTAGCGCACACGACGATCCCAAGGCAATAGGCGATACCGCTGCCGCTGCCGTTCAGAAGATACTGAACCACAACCAGGAAATCGGCGAAGAGGAAACAGCGAGAACTAACTTAGCAAAAGCAATACCGGCCAGGTGATAAACAATGGGAATGGGTAGCGCCGGGCCATATGCGCCGGGAAAAACAAATAGAGGAATCATTAAGAATGCTGCGTTAGGGGTTTACATAATGTTCCAATACAACCCAAAGGAAACCAGTGACGGTATTCCGGTTACGTTTAAGAAAACACTGATTCAAGGTGGGGGATCGCCGTTGATTTCTTTCCAGGTGAGAGACGCGCCAAAGAAAACATTTGAATTGCTTCTTGACGCCCACGCATCGCCGCACGCTAATGGTCACATAGCCCAGGACTTAGACGACTTAGAGATGCTAACAGTCCCATACGACGAGGATGGAAAACCAATCATAATACCACCAAGGAGAATGGGCGCTAAATCAGCTGCGACCCAGTCTAAGAAGGTGGTGGGCATCCCCCCTATGGTGAAGATAGCTTACGGCGGCAGGGTTCAGGTTGGCTTGATAAGTAACCTAACCATTAAGGAAGAGCTGCATGGGACTACAGCTGAATCTAGCGCGAATTCATACCCCACGAGGGCTCATGTGACGTTCGAGTTCCTAATCGTTGATGACAAGCGCATGGCGATATACTTCGAGGCGACACAACCATGATAAGGAATGCGGTAGAAACGGTTATATGGGAAGGGGAGACAATCAATCAGATGCGCATCCCAGAGACAGCTCCCGCTATTGGCGCTACGTACTATACCATCAAACAGAACGAGCCGTTGGACCTAGTGGCGTGGAAGTTCTACAAAGATGAATCGCTTTGGTATCTGATCGCTGACGTAAACGAGATAGACAATCCATTGGAACCCATAGAACAGGGCATAAGAATCATAATCCCTCCGAGGTAGTATGGCAAATGAGGCAGGTGGTGGCGGTAAGAAATTCGTTACCGTACAAGGATACATGTCTGTTGAGAGCAGGGCGCTTGATGATGCCTTTGCGGATACCGATGTTGACCCACGCCAACGCTTAGTCTCCCTGGAGATCGACTACCTGGATGATGCAGTTGATGTTGCTCGCTGTACGTTTGTTGACCCAGATGGAAGAGTGGGTCGAGCTATTAGGGTTGGGTCAACGAAGATTGGTGACAAACTTGTGTATACTCCATGGACAGCACGCATAGGGTACTTTGGTCAAGATCATGAAGAGATGACATCGCTGACAGGGGTGCCCATGATTGAGGCATCGAACTTCCCCGAGGATGGAGAGCCATTGGTCACTATCAAGGTGATGTCTGCATCTATAGCCATGCAGAAAAACTCTACACCGGGCGGAGGCCCACAAGAGGCATGGGGTGGCACGGGAAGCTTTAGTATCGCATCGCTAAGAGACGCTATCACTAATATCTCTCTCTACTATCAGCTGGATGGAATCGACTGGGGCGACTCCGGCATGGAGGATGTTATTGATGAGATTGATACTGTCATTAGCGGCAGGCTGAAGGGAGAGCACTTCGATGAGGAGTTACAAAACTACCTGATGGGGGAAGGCACCCCACCGAGGATAACATGCAATTTCCCATGGGCGAAAAACGATGAGACTGACGCAAAGTATCTAACGAGAATTGCTGAGGCAATAACGAACCTAGTAAACTCTACTGTGTTTGATGCCACAACTGGGTTTGATCAATACTTCTCCATAAAGATGCGCGGCAAGCCCAGCAAGAGCGACATCAAGGTTGTGTGGGGAATATACAACAACAAGTTGATATTCATGTTTACCAGAGATTATTTTAACCTGATAGGCGTAGACAGAATACCGTGTCTTGATTACCGTGTTGGCAACAACCTTCTCCGTAGTTTCAACCCTCGCACAGAGGCAACGAAAGCCCAAGGTGGCTTTCTTTCAAGGATATTTGCTGGGTTACGTGGTGAAGAGAGCACTATTGAGGACGATGCCGACCCGATAGACCCCAAGGGAAGCCCAAGCGACGATATTGAGGCGACCGGGATTAACGCACTCTTAGTGAATAAGAGTCGTGATATCGTCTATACCCTGCCTGATGGATCTGCCGGTACTGGGTATGTTGATATTGCTACTGCGCGTAGGGCTCTTGACACTGACATCAAGGGAGAGGTGACTACTTACGGAGACAGGCATCTTATAGCTGGCAACCTGATATGTCTTAATGGTCTTCCATATGGCCCAATGACCGAGCCTAAAGAGAACGAGGCGCAAGTGTTTGCATCATACAACAGGCTCTATCTAATCAAGCAGGCCACTCACAGGATGGACGATACGGGATTCTATTCTGCGAAAATAAAGGTAGAGGGTTGCTCGATGGATGGCAGCGACGAAACCGCGCTAAAGGATTTGATAAAGAGATTAAAGGCAGGGATAGAAGGAGGAGCTGGGGATACAGGATGGGCAGGATTCCTAGATTTCCTCAACTGATATGAAAAAAGAAGATGCAATGTACGGGGTGTATCAAGGGCGCGTAGAGCGGGTGCGCTATAAGCGAGGTGCCGTCTTCGTGCAGGCTAAGCTGTATGGCCTGTCAACGTCTGATAAGGATACAGGGGAACACCCATGGTTTACCCCACTTGCCCTTGTTACTATGAACGGTACCGGCTCTGTGGGCGATAGCGTTTATGGTGAGTGGCACAACCCCAAGGTGGGCGACAATGCGCTCATTGTATTCGAGCAAGGCAACCCCGGTCTCCCATACTGTATAGGCTTTCTACCCCACTTCAACGATATGCCGACAGAGTTCGACAACGACGACTACCTTAATAAGGAAAGAGAAGCAGAGGACAGACGAGAGCCAACCAATGAAGACATTCCTAAGTCGATTAACAATGCTAGAATGGTTAAGACAATCCTGCAATATCTTCTACTACATGATAAGACTAATCATCTTGTGCTTGACGCTAAGAACGCTGACGATATGCCAGCGGCAAAGCTAGAATTAGGAGAAGCGGCTGAGTTTGCCATTGCTTTAGGCGACAGGTTGGTGGAAAACTTCCTCAAACACGAGCATAAAGGAGCAGGAAAGATTACAAACCTTGATTCCGATGAGGCTGAGTATTACCTTTCCACTCTGTCCTTCACTAGGAAAGATCCTCGTGAAGATGGCGCTGATTCTGGCGAGAACGCACAAACAGAGAAGGCAGGGTCAGAAATAGGTGATATGGCGGCTAGCTTTATAGATACCATCAAGGACTTTGCTGAAGGATTCTGCAAGTTTGCCACTACTGCCGATGACTTTGTGAACGATCCCGTTGGCACTGTTGTCGATGGAATAGCCGATGCAGCTGAAGAATATGCTGGTACATTAGTTCCAGAGATAGACGTAGAGACGGCCAAGGATGAAGCCGTTGCGTGGATTGGTGATCTTGGTAACCAAGTAGGTAAGGCTACCACTGATGCCCTAACCGATTGGACTGGCGATGGGGCGCTCGGGGCACTGCTAAGCACAGAAGATGGTCAAGCCCTATCCGACACGATTAGCGTAGCAGCATCGTCTGCTACTGACTCTGGTGCGGCAATAGCTTCTGGCTTTGTTAATGATGCCTTTGACACGCTGACAGAGTGGGCTGACGGCGCCGGTATCGCTGATGCAATAGACGACCTAGCCTCCGATGTTCTCGGCGGTGCAATCGACGCCGGGATAGAAGTGGTCAAGGGCGCCGCCGACGAAGTAATAGGAAGCGCGGTCAGCGATGTTGTTGATAGCGTCCCTGGGGTTAAGTCTGCACTTGATATCGCAGCTGGCATATGTAATAGTGACCCCAGCACGGTTATTAAGGGTGTCTTCGGATTCCTTGTCGATGCCGCAAACGTTGTCACTGCTGGCTTGCTCACGCCATACGTTGCCAAAATCAAAACCGTTGGTGCTGGGCTGATAGATGGAGCATTCAGCAACGAGGCTGATGCTGGTGAGGAACAGGTCGCAAACGGGAGAGAGTAATGGCTTGGAAGAGAGATGAAGTAGGGTACACTGGAATAGCTTTCCCTTTTATGATAGCGCCCACTGGTATGATTACTGTGTCTACTGTGAACCTTGGCGAGAACGATATGAGTCACATCACCCAGGCCATAGAGCAGCTGCTACGCACAGACAAAGGGGAGCGGTTCTTCAATCGTGACTTCGGTGCAAAGCCTGTCGATCTAATGTTCAGGCCAAACACAGAAGAGACCGTGATGTTGGCGGCAAGCGAGATCAAAGAGATACTAGATGAATATGAGCCACGTGTCGTGGTGACAGAGTTCACCATGGTTGATTCTGACCCAGACGAAGGGCGGATCAAGATAAGGCTTGGGTTGTTCAATACACAAACACAGGTTGAAGATAGCGTCGAGGTTGTCGTAGGATAGGGGATAAAATGTCTAACAAAGTTGTACAATATACGTCAGCTGATTATGCTAGCATTAAAGCTGACCTGATCGCCTACGTAAAGGCAGAACACCCTGAGTGGACGGACCACCTGGAGACTGATTTCGGAGTTACGTTAATCGAGTTGTTCTCTGGTATAGGCGATATGACCAGGTTCTACCAGAACGTCACTGCCAATGAATCATTCCCGACCACTGCGAGACTGTTCGAGTCTCTCTGTAGGCACGCCGAATGGTTCGGGTATCATCCACACCCAGCTGCGGCTGCTCAAGTTGATCTGACACTCACCAAGTCAGACATCACCAAGTCTGCTACAATACCAATAGGTACACGTGTCTCTACATCGGATAATGGAATAGTGTTTGAGGTTGATGAACACCTATACCTTCCGGCTGGTACCGACAGTGGGTCTACTGGTGCTGTTCATGGTCATCATATAGCAGGACAGGTTATAGGTGTTTCTGATGGCGCAAAGAACCAGGAGTACAAGCTACTCACCGGCTCTCTAGTTATGCTTACAGAGGATGAAAATGCTATCAGTGTTTATGTTGGCGGTATGGAGTGGTCTGAATATGTATCGCTGATATGGGCCGCCGAGGCCAATGGATTCAGGATGTGGATAGACTCTGACCGCAATGCGTGGGTCAGGTTTGGCGATGGTGTATACGGCAACATCCCTCTAATCGGTGATCAGATAACCGTCGATTACACCAATGGTGGTGGTGTAGAGGGTAATGTCGGTGCGAGTACATTGACGCGGATGGTTAGCTCGATAACTAATATCGCAAGCGTTACAAACACGCTAGCAGCAACAGGCGGAGCTAATGAAGAGACCGCCGAAGAGCTTAGGATACATATGCCAGCGTTTGTTGTTACCCGTGGCAGGGCCGTTACTAGAGATGACTACTCGCGGCTGCTGGAAGCGTTCGGTGAGATCGCCAAGATAGACGTAGACCACCCATCAACGAACATTGTAAATGTGTACGTTCTCCCTCAAGGTGGTAACACCCCCGGAGCCGCGCTGCTTGCGTCTGTGCGTACATATCTAGCCGACATAAGGATGATCACAGAAGATGTTAGGGTGCTTGCTCCAACATTCGTTGTTGTTGATGTGTCAGCGGAACTAACGCTAGCAGATGACGCAGAGAGTTCTACTGTGCTATCTGAGATTGAAACAGATCTGCGTGCATTTCTAAGCCAGAGTGTGTTTGCCAGCGAGCTACACATTCACGATCTGTATGATTTCTTCGACGAGTATGACGACGTGGAGCACTCCACTATTACGCTACTAGCTGAAGCAGGCGGGTCCGGTGTCGCTGATATAGAGTTGTCGGCTGGGGAAATAATGAATGACGGGGAGATAACCTTAACTGTATCATGATATATAATATCTACGACCTCCTACCCTATGTGTACAAAGAGCTTGACGATGAAGATCATCTCAAGACTTTCTTGGATGCTGTCCAAGCAACGCTAGAAGAAATACACGAAGATGAAGC